CGGCGGCGTATGCCGCGACCGGGATCGCTTGGCAGCTTGCGAACACCGAGGACTATGACCCGCTGGATTCGGTGGGGTGAGGGGGGCTCGTGCTCACGTCGCTGATCGATCTCGCGGGGTGCCTGCTGCTGGTGGCTGCGGTGGTCGTGTTCGTGTGGCCGCTGTCGATCGCGGGCGCTTTGGCGTCCGGCGGGGTGGCGTTGCTGGTGCTGTCGTGGCTGGTGTCGCGGCCCTGGGCGCGGAAGGGGGCGGGCTCGTGAGTCTGTTTCGACGCGAGGCGACGAGCATCGCTCAGTTGCTTCCGCCGCGCCCGATTGTGGGCCGCGGGACTGTGGCGGTCACGACAGATGAGGCGCTGCGCCAGTCGGTCGTCTGGGCTGGACTGAGGCTCCGGGCATCCCTGGTATCTCTGATGCCGGTGGACGTGTACCGCCGCCTCAGTGACGGGACGCGCATCTCGGTCAAGGCGCCGCCGGTGCTGGTAAGCCCGGACACGTTTGCCGACGAGAAGCCCATCCGCATCGGCCAGTGGCTATACGCCGCCGAGATGTCGAAGGGGTCCTGGGGCAATCACCTCGGCGTGATTCGCCAGGTGGACGGCGCCGGCCGTCCCGCGCAGATCGAAACCGTCCAGCCCAAGGACGTCCGGATGACGATCAAGGGCACGCGCATCACCGAGTACTTCTTCGGCGGCGAGTCGACCCCGTCGAAGTACGTGTGGCACGAGCGGCGCAACCTGCTGCCTGGCGTTCCGGTGGGGCTCTCTCCGTTCCAGTACGCGGCGTTGGCGATCGCGGGCGCCGCGGGTGCTCAGCAGTTCGCGACGGACTGGTTCAACGGCGGGGCGATCCCCTCGGCGCACTTGAAGAACATCGAGCGGAAGCTGTTGCCGGGGGCGGCGGACGCCATCAAGGCGCGCTTCGTCGACACGGTCAGGTCGGGCGAGCCGTTCGTCACCGGCAAGGACTGGACCTACGATCCGCTGCAGGCGAAAGCCGCCGAGTCCGGGTTCATCGAGCAGCTGCAGATGACCGCCCAGGACCTGTGCCGCTTCATCGGCGTCCCTGGCGACATGGTCGACGTTGCACAGTCCGGCCAGTCGATCACGTACGCCAACCTCACGCAGCGCAACCTCCAGCTCCTGGTCATCAACATGGGGCCTGACGTGAAGGACCATGAGGATGCGCTGAGCGGCATCGCGGCTCCCGGTCAGTACGTGAAGCTGAATTCATCTGCGGTGCTCCGCATGGACGACAAGTCGCGAGCGGACCTGCTGCAGGTCCTCATCGACTCGCGGCAGATCGCCCCCAGTGAGGCGCGTGCCGTTGAAGATCGCCCACCCTTCACGCCCGAGCAGATCGCCGAATTTGATCGGCTATTCGGCAAGCCCGGCAAGGAGCTTTCGCCGTCTGAGGTGTCCCAGAAGGCCTACCTCGCCGTGGGGGCGGGAGTCCTCTCGAAGTACGAAGCCAGGGAAATGATCCGTGCGGCCGGCGCCAACCTCGACCCCGCAAAGATCCCGACGGAAGGGGCGGCATGAGCACCATTCGACAGGCTGCTGAGCAGCGCGCATCCGCGGTTGCGAGCCGCGCAGACCGTCCGACGCAGCGGCGTGATGCCTCGCCGCTGTGGTCGGCCGAACGCATGACGGTGAGGGCTCGCCTTGAGGTGCGGGTGGCGTCCGATCCGAACCTCCTCACGTTCGAGGGGTGGGCGTCCACCTATGAATCGCCCTACGAGATGTACGACGTCTTCGGCCCTTACACCGAGGTTGTCACCGCGGGCGCCGGCGCCCGGTCGCTGAACCGATCCGACCTCGACGTGCCGCTCGTGCTCGCGCACGACCAGCTGCGCCGCATCGCCCGCACCGTGAACGGGACGCTGATCCTCAACGAGGACGACGCCGGCCTGCACGTGCTGGCACCCAACCTCGACCCGAACGACTTCGACGTCGCTTACATCGCATCGAAGCTGCGGGTCAACGAAACGGGCCGCTCGCTCATCGACGAGATGAGCTTCGCCTTCCGGATCCAGCGCGGCATGTGGTCGCCAGACTGGACCGAGTACCGGATCGACGAGTACGAGATCCATCGCGGCGATGTCGCGATCGTCGGATTCGGCGCCAACCCAACCACGTCCGGTGCGCTGCGCTCGGACCTGACCAACCTCGGCTCACGGGCCGAGGTGGCGGCGCCCGCCGCCCCTCGTCGAGCGCTCGACGAGCTCATGGTTCTCTGACGAGATCCAGCCCACTGCGCGAGATCTGCGCGAGTCCGGTCCGCTGCGTCACTGCCTGGCCCTTCGGGGTACGCGCATACCTGGCCGCCGGCCGCCTGGGCCGCCTGGTGTCCCAACCCACTTCAGTCCCGAAAGGACACCCGCATGACCATCGAGGAGCTCATCGCCCGCGTTCAGGGCGAGATCAACCAGCGCGTGGCGCTGTACAACGGGAAGACCGAGCAGATCAACGCCCTCCGCGGCAAGGCCGCCGAGGACGGCGACCAGGTGCGCGAGGATCAGCTGATCGCCGAGCGGGCCGTGATCTCCGGGGAGATCGCCACCCTGCAGGCCAAGGTGCAGGGCTATCGCGACGAGCAGGCGCAGGATGCCCAGGTCGCGAAGCTGCAGTCCGAGGTTCGCGACTCCGGCGCCCCCAAGGGCGGCCAGGAAGAGCGGGTCGCCACCGGCATCCAGGTGGGGGAGAAGCGCACCTACTCGCCCGACAAGGACAAGGCGGCCCGCGGCGGCCAGTTCCTCAGCGATGTCGCCGCAGCGTTCGTCGGCAACTGGTCGGCGCGTGAGCGTCTCGACGCCCACATGCGCGAAGAGCGCGTCGAGCGCGGCGAGAGCGTCCTGACGCGTGCGGCCGGAACGGCGGCGTTCGCCGGCTACGTCGTGCCTCAGTACCTCGTCGACATGAACATCGGGGCGGTCACGCCCAAGCGGCCGTTCGCCGACCTGTGCAACCACCACGACCTGCCGGCCACCGGCATGACCGTGTACCTGTCCCGGATCACGACCGGCACGACCGTCGACAACCAGTCGTCCGAGAACGCGACCGTCTCCGAGCAGGACATCGACGACACCCTGATCCCGGTGTCGGTGCAGACCGCGGCCGGGTCGCAGACCCTCAGCCGGCAGTCGATCGAGCGCGGCGTCCTCACCGAGGACGTCACCGTGGCCGACCTGCTCAAGCGGTACGCGACCAACCTGGACGTGAAGCTGCTCACGCAGGCCACCAACGGCCTCACCAACGTCGCGGGCACCGTCACGTACACCGACGCCTCGCCGACCGGCGCCGAGCTGTACCCGAAGATCCTCGGTGCGTTGAGCGCCGCCGAGGGTGTCTTCCTGAACGACGCCGACGTGAACGTGGTCGTGATGCACCGTCGCCGTTGGCGCTGGCTGTCCTCGCAGATGACGAACACGTGGCCGCTGGTGGGCGGCCCCAAGACCGACCCGGACGTGGCCGCCATCGCGACCGGCAACCGGTACGGCTCCGGCTTCGCCGGCTTCCTGCCGGACGGCACCGCGGTCGTCACCGACAACAACATCGCCACCAACCTGGGTGCGGGCACCAACGAGGACGAGCTCTACGCGGTCGCGCCCTCCGAGCTGCACCTGTGGGAGGACCCGAACGCGCCGATGTTCATCCGCGCCGAGCAGACGCAGGCCAAGAAGCTGGGCATCGACCTGGTCATCTACGGCTACTACGCGTACCTGCTCAACCGGTACGGCACCAGCCACCAGAAGATCGCCGGCACCGGCCTCGTCACGCCGACGTTCTGATCATGGTGACGCGCGAGGAAGCGGCGGCCGCGCGCTCTGCCGCCATGTCGTCCCGCCGGGACGAGGTCCGGGCGGCCCTGGGTGTCGAGCGTGCGGGCTACGTCATGCGTGGCCTTCCGGATCGGGTTGCTGCAGTCGACGAGCAGCTCCGCCTCTTGGACGCCGAGGCGCCCGAGGGCTCCGCGGCGCGGCGCCGCAAGCGCTGAAACCAACCAAAGCGGGGGGAGTCGGGAGACCGGCTCCCCCCGCTGCGTCAGGAGGGCGCCGTGAGCTACTTGAACCCAGGCGGCGACCTGTCTGCGGTCGCCTCCTACTGTGGCATCCGCAA